CGAGGAAATGCTGGCTATTTCATCTACCCCACACTTCGCAAAATTCAGCCTGAATTAGTCAAACAATGGGAAGAAGCATTTTCAAGAATTCTGAAAGAGTGGGATAAGTAATGGCCGGAAGTAGAACGCTAAAACTATCCATCCTTGCCGACGTTGATAACCTTCGCAAAGAGCTTAACAAAGGCGAGAAGGAAGTCGAAGGATTTGGCGGTAAGTTAGAGAAGTTTAGTGCTGCTGCTAAAGCGGCTTTTGTCGCTGCCGCAGCTGCCGCTGCTGCCTATGCTGGCAAGTTAGCAATCGAAGGCGTTAAAGCTGCTATTGAAGATGAAGCCGCACAAAAGCGTTTAGAGAATGCTCTCAAGAATGTCACCGGAGCAACAGAAGCACAAATAACAGCCATTGAAAAGCAAATCCTTAAAACTTCTTTGGCTACTGGTGTAACTGACGATGAGCTTCGCCCAGCCTTGCAGCGCTTAGCGGTAGCAACTGGAGACGTTACTAAAGCCAATGACTTGCTTACTCTTGCTTTAGATATTTCAGCTGCTACTGGTAAAGATGTCGAGACTGTAGCTCAAGCTCTAGGTAAAGCCTACGAAGGCAACACAAGCTCACTAACTCGCTTAGGCGTTGGTTTATCATCTGCCGAAATTAAAACTTTGGGCCTAGAAGGAGCAGTCACCGAGCTAAGCAGGACATTCGGCGGAGCAGCAGCTACTCAAGCCAATACTTTTGAAGGCCGTATTCAAAGACTCCAAGTCGCTTTTGATGAGACTAAAGAAACTGTCGGAACGGCTTTATTACCTATCGTTGAGCGCCTTCTCAAGTTTATTACCGATACGGCTATCCCAGCTTTTGAAGACTTTAAGCGGACCGCTATTGATCCAGTTATTGAGGCATTTAACCGCAATAAAGAATCGTTAGTAATTTTGTATAACTTTGTCAAAGATTTCATTTTGCCAATTCTCACCAACAATCTAGGCGCAGCTCTGAAGTTCATTGGCTCTGTTGCTGGTGGAATTTTGGACATAATTGCGGCAGTGGTCAAGGGAATCCAATCAGCCGTATCCATAGCAATCTCAGCCATTAACTCAATTATCAGCGCTTACAACCGCATCCCAATTTTGCCTAACATTCCAACTATCCCAGTGCCCAAAACAAGTGGGGCATCCACTGGAAGTAGTAGCAATACTTTGCCTTCTTTGCCAAGCGCTCCGAAAATTGCAACTCCAGGAGCAGTTAATACTTCACCAGTGACCGGATCAGCAACTGCTTCAATCGCAGCTCCAAGTGTTAGTGTGCCATCAGTAATTAACCCATCTGGGCAGCCAATACCGAGCGGCTTTGATGTTGGCGGCTTTAGAATGGCCGAAAATGCTGGACAACCTGCGGTCACAATAAATGTCAATAGTCCAAGCGTCATAGACGAAGAAGGATTTACGAGAGCTGTCATTCTTGCTCTTAATACTTCAACCAACCGAGGAACAACCGGCGGGGGCGGTCTTAGGGATACCGCTCAAATCTTATGACAATTTGGACTCCGGAATGGCGAATCAGAGCCAATGGAAATGATGTAACTGGCGTAACCCTTACCGACCTAACTATCACCTCTGGCCGTCAGGATATTAACTCGCCTACCCCTGCGGGTTATTGCTCTCTGCGCTTAATTAATACCGATAACACAGTTTATAGTTTTGCAGTAAATACCAGCATCACAATCGAAGTTAAAGACTCTGGCGGAGATTACGTCCCTATTTTCGGTGGCCGTATCTCTGACATTCGCCAGATCGTTTCCAGCACCGGAGAAGTCGCGACAGTCACAAACCTACTCATAACCGCAGTCGGCGCGTTAATCAGACTTCAACGCGCTACCTTTACCGGAAACCTAGCCGAAGGATTAGACGGGGCACAAATAACCGACTTACTTGATGATCTCCTGCTCAACAGCTGGAATGAGCTTCCACCCGCCGAGACTTGGGCTGCTTACTCAACTACCGAAACTTGGGCTAACGCTTCAAATATTGGACTTGGGACGATTGACGCGGGCGAATATACGATGGCTAGTCGGCAGATAGAGGATCAAGTAATATCTGTCATAGCCAACCAAATCGCCTCATCAGCTCTCGGGTATTTTTATGAGGATGCGAACGGCCTAATTAGTTATGCAGATGCGAGCCATAGACAGGATTATTTAGTAGCCAATGGGTATGTCGATTTAGACGCTGGGACGGCTTTAGGGGCCGGAATTGGCATAGTCCAAAGACAAGGCGATATAGCCAACAAAATCGTTATCGACTATGGCAATAACTTTAACTCTCAATATGTCGCTCTAAATGCCGAGTCACAAGCTATTTATGGCCTTTATGGTGAGCAGTTTAGCTCGTATCTTAAAAATACTGCTGACGTTGAGGATATGGGTGACCGCTTGATTCAGCTACGGGCGTATCCCCGCTATACGTTTCAATCAATCACTTTCCCAATACAAAACCCAGAGCTAGACGATACTGATCGCGATGCCCTTCTAAATATCTTTATGGGTATGCCAGTTAGAATCACCAATCTCCCTGCCCAAATGCTAGGCGGCGAATTCACGGGATATGTTGAGGGTTGGACTTTTAGGGCCTCGGTAGGCGGCCTGAGCCTGACGTTCAATGCATCGCCGACAGAATTTTCAACAATAGCCCAAAGGTGGGCACAAGTCTCTGCTGCTGAAAGCTGGAATAGTGTCCTGAATACCTTAGAATGGCAAGACGCGATAGGAGTAATTAGCTAATGGCAACAACGACCAACTTTGGGTGGGAAACCCCAGACGACACAGATTTAGTCAAAGATGGCGCTCTTGCAATGCGCACACTTGGTAATGCTATTGATACTTCGTTTGTTGATTTAAAAGGCGGAACAACGGGTCAGGTTTTAAAAAAGAACTCAAACACTGATTTGGATTTTGTTTGGGGAACAATTGCCGCTGGAGGAAAAGTATTGCAAGTCGTAGCTTCATCGACTGCAACACAAGTAGCAAATTCAACTTCTACTTTTGCAGATACTGGTTTAAGCGCGACAATAACTCCTTCCTCCGCTTCATCAAAAGTTTTAGTATTGGTAAGCCAACAAGGCGCAAAAAGTAATCAAAATAATACAAATGCCTTAAAATTGCAATTGTTGAGAACATCGACTCAGATTGCAAGATATGATTCTTTAGGTTATACCAACTCAGGTGTCGCATTATATACATCAACTTCTTGGGCTATTCTTGATACTCCCAATACCACCTCGGCAACAACATATAAAACACAATTTGCAAATTATTTCAATGGATCCAGTGTTGCCGTAAATGACGAAGCAACTTCAACTATTGTTCTCTTGGAAATAGGTGCTTAATATGATTAAAGGATATGAAGTTTTAGAGATGCTTTTACCTGATGGCGGTTGGATTATCACAGGGAATGATTATGAAGGAATTGAATTTATCAATTGTAATCCAATAACAAAAGAAGAATTTGAAGCTGGATTTGCAAAAGTCAAAGAGTTCCAGGCTCTTAAAGCTGAACAAATTAAATCTGCCAAAAGTGCTATTTTGAACAAATTAGGCATAACCGAAGAAGAAGCGAAATTGCTTTTATCGTAAAATGAATTGGAAATTATCAAAAAGTGCCGTCCAATTGCGCGAGCAGATAGACGACAATTACCCCGAACGTTCCAGAAAATCAGATGGGACTATCGGGGATGCTCGTCATTCAGCTCGTAAATCGGATCATAATCCTGATAAAAATGGTTGGGTTCGCGCAATAGATATAACGGCCGATTTAGGGGTTTCAATTGACGAGACTTCAGACCTTGTTGAGCAAATCCGCAAATACGCGAAACGCGCTAAGAACAAGCGGATTAATTACATAATCTATAACGGCAGAATTGCTTCGCCTATTCTTAATTGGAAGTGGCGCAAGTATCGGGGCAGTAATCCACATAAGGCGCACTTTCACTGTTCTTTCACAACGTTGGGAGACAATGATGGAAGCTTTTTCAATATACCGATGCTTGGAGGAACTGATGAGCGATCTAAAGAAAATGGCCGAGAGCTGGGCGAAGACATTCTTGGCAACGGCACTAGCGACTTACTTGGCAGTGGGTCTAGATGTCGATGCAATTGCAAATGCGGCTCTAATATCAGTTTTGCCTAGCATAATTAACTGGCTCAATCCTAATTACGAGCGTTACGGCAAAGTCCGGTAATGCAAGTTTCTGAGTTCGCTGCGACCCTGGCTTCAGTGCTGGGGTCTATCGGCCTACTTATAGCTGGCCTCAGATACATCATAAAACTTGAAAACATTCCGCTGATTTCTCGGCTTGACAAGTTAGAATCTACCCTTGAACTAGCTCTGAAAGAAAAGGTGGCAAAAGGTGGCACAAAAGCGCGTCGCTAAAAAACCTGTCAAGAAGGTTGCTAAGAAGCGTCGCACTGTTAAAGAAATGCCCACCAAGCTGGACTTCTGGGCTATTGCCTGTAAAGAGATTTATGAGACTTGCCGCCGGAATGGAATGGACGAAGGAACGGCTTTGGCTTTTGCTATGGATCGTTCGTCTTGGCCGGACTGGGTTATCGACCCTTCTGATCCGATTAAAAAAATTGGGTGGGAAGACGGAGAAGAGGACGTCTAATTTACGTTCGCGAGGTTGAGTTATTCGAGGCGTTAAAGTCAGTTTTTCCGGACTTGATGCCACTATCAGCGACCGACCGAGCAGATGGCGTTACTGGCGACGCATATATCGAAATGAAATGCCGCCGCACCCATTACCCGACCCTCTTGATTGAGAAGAAAAAGTGGGACTATTTAGCCGATATAAGGGCTAGAACGGGCGCTAGGACGCTTTATATCAATTCCACCCCTAAAGGGGTCTATTGCTTTGACTTAGGGGCTTTAGAAGAGCCTCAGTGGGTTTTGATGGCCCTTCCAGACAAGACCGACTTTGCCAATAGCGGGAAGGTTCAGAAATTAGCTGCCTACCTAGATATCCGACTCGCCGAGCTGCTACTTGTATAAATCCATTTAGTTAAATACATTTATCCCACTAAATCCATTTACCGGGTTTAAAAGGGAGAGAATATGATAAATACGCCGAATTTAATTCGGTTTGATACCACCTCTGGCGCTTGGTCAGATGGTAAAAACTACGTCAAAGGCCAGCTTATTCGCAGGTATGCGGTTGAGTCATTAGGCCGCAAATCAGTTAGAGGGCGATTAAGTAGGCAAGAGATTAGCGCCTATTGGCTCGACAGATTCGGAGTTAATGCCGATGTTGAGTGAATACCAAGACGCAATAATCTTTAGCCTAACTATCGCTGGTTGGTGGCTATTACACCGAGCAATCTTAGGCATCAAAGCCAAAGCCTTTAATGATGGATACAAGAGAGGAAGAGCGAGCTTAAATGTCAGAGAGATCGTTAAGTGACTGGCTCGCGGACGCTGGTAACACCCTCGAGGACAGGGGGATGGAATATGGTGACCCGCGATTCAATCTACTACGCATTTACAAAATCTCGCGAATACTCGGTGTTCAGCTCAGAGACCCAGCTGACATTGCACTGGTGTTTATCGCGACAAAACTCAGCCGGATGGTGGAAAGTCCAGAGCGCGAGGATTCGTATCTCGATCTCATTGGATATTCCGCAATCTTATCTCGGTGCCGATTTAGTTCACCAGAAGATTGGGACAACGTTGAGTCTGACTCGGAACTCTAACAATCACCAATGGTGTGATTACTGCAAATCTCGCTGGGGACAATTGAAAGACGGCACTTGGCATCTCAAAGCACAAGTTCCAGCAGTCTGGAAGGTTGTTAGTGAGACACCGATGCGCAGAGGCCAAGTTAGGTTTTATTGCCAACCTTGTGCAGCTGATGCTCAAAACTGGCCAGATGGGACATTTTGGTCACTTAAAGAACAATTAACTTACGCGATAGATCAATTCGCAGGACGGGAGAAATTAGATGTCGAATTACCTTGATGATTATGTCAGTGTCCAAGATAGATTAAAGGAGTTTATTAATGCTTACCCAGATTATCGGATCAAAACTCACGTCCTTGAGGAGTCACTTACTCCTAACTGTGATGTTTATATTGTTAAGACTGAACTTTATCGGACTGAGGCTGATTCTGCGGCTTGGACAACGGGACTTAGCAGTGAGTCCAAATCCAAGCAGTATGCGCTGGAGCTTGCAGAGACAGGCTCTTTGGGTCGGGCTCTTAACCTTGCTGGATACTTCGCAAAGCCGAGCCGAGCGCCTAAGAAGCCTATCCAGACTACAAAGTCAGAACTCGCTGAATTCGTTAAAGCGCAAAGGCCAAACGACCCAGAGCCAATAGTTTGGGACGTTAGTGATGTGGCTGAAAAACTAGGTGCTGAGATATTGGATGAGATTCCACTCTGCTCTGGTGGGGATGGTCCAATGGTGCTTAAGTCCGGCACTAAAGAAGGTAAGGAATATCGCGGTTGGGTCTGCCCTACGCTTAAATCTGGCCATCCAGCCAAATGGATGCGCATTGGATCAGATGGCAGTTGGGTATTTCAGAAGTGAGCTTAGAAATTCACCCATTCAAGTGCGGAAACTGTAAAAAAGTAACCGCACATAGGGAAATCAGACGATACGCCTCAGAAATAAATGATGGGCAAGAAGTCTGGTTAATGGAATGTCAAAACTGCTTTGAGATGCGATTAATTGAGCCAGCAGAGAGAGTAGCTAGTAAAGAGGATGAGATTACTCGCTGCGACCAATGCGGTAATTACAAGATGAAAGCGGCTAAATGCCGTATTTGTCTTATAGCTGCTGGGCAAGAGCGCATCAAAGAGCGATACTGGACAGGTGGAGCCACACTGGAAAGATTCTTAGATGCCGATATATGAGTTCCGGTGTGACGACTGTGACCATATACAGGATGTCGCTCTCGGTTTTGACGCGCCTAAAGCAGTAATCTGCGACAAATGCCAAAAGCAAATGTTCAGGGTTTGGACGGCAACGCCGACTCATTTCAAGGGACAGGGATGGGCGAGCAAAGACAAATAAAGAGACGCATCCACTCCATTAAATACATTTACCAGATGATGGAGTGGGGCTTCTCCAAAGAGTTTATCGCCCGGGATATGGGCGTTCATTTAGACTCATTAGAAATACGATTAAAAAGACACCAAGAAAGGGAGCAAAATGACAATCAAAGACCTAAGCCTAAAGCTAGCGGCAATAAGCCTATTAGCAGATCAGGCCAAGAAGTTAAAGGACGAGCTAAGAGCCGAGCTAAAAGTCCAGATGGACGAGCTAGGAGCAGACAGGGTAAAAGCTGAATTAGGTGATGAGGTAGTTGCATACATAACCACCACCAAGCCCAAGTTCAAATGGGTCATTAAAAGCGATAGGAAGGCTCTGGAGTGGTTTAAGGCGTATTACCCTAGTGAGGTTATCGAAACCATACGTCCAAGCTCCCTAGAGGCCATATTGGATAAATTTAACTACCAGGATGACGTAGTTATTGATCCAAATGGTGAGGTGGTTGATTGGCTAGAAGGCTCGTTGGGTGACCCGTATCTGACCACTAAATTCCACGGCGAGGGAAGAGCCATTTTACGAGATGCTTTAATAGGGCTAAAGCGTAATGAGCTAGATGTCAAGGAGATATTGGAGTTAGAGGGATGAGCGGGGGTTTTACGCACGGCCACCAGCTTAAGCAGTCAGACGAGCATTACACCCCTAAATGGCTATTCGACGAGTTAGGTATTGAGTTTGATATGGACGTATGCGCTCCGGTTGGTGGAGTGCCTTGGTTGCCAGCTAAAAAGTCGTTTAGTGTGTTAGACGATGGGTTAGCTCAGGAGTGGGTGGGTAGCGTATGGATGAACCCGCCATTTAGTAAGCCGACTCCTTGGGTAGATAAATTTATAGCACACGGAGATGGTATTGCGCTAATGGTGGTTAGCCGATCTAAGTGGTTTAAGGAGCTTTGGAACGCTAGTGACGTCATAGTTCCAACACCTTGGAATTTACGCTTTGAACGTCCCGACGGATTATCTAAACAAATAGCGTTTCAGACGTTCCTATTTGCGATAGGTGAAAAGTATGACCAGTCATTGACCAAATTAAATGACTATAAAGCTAGGAGATAAAATGATTATCTACGACTTCTTCGCTGGGACTGGTAGCGCAACGAAGGCCTTCGAGGATGCTGGTCATAAAGTTATTAAAGTCGAATTAGATCCATTGTTTGAAGCCGACGAAAGAGATATTTTAAGTTTGACGGCAAATGAGTTAATTGAGAAGTATGGCAGACCGGACTTTATCTGGGCTTCGCCACCTTGCACAAGCTTTAGCGTTGCATCTATTGGCAGACATTGGAACGCTGATAAGACGCCTAAAACGCAAGGAGCTGAGCTAGGTATAAAGCTAGTTAGTAAGACTTTAGAGCTAATAAATGAGCTAAATCCGGTTATTGGTTGGTTAATGGAGAATCCAAGAGGGATGCTAAGAAAGCAGCCGATTGTTTCGCATTTACCTCGCAGGACTGTAACCTATTGTCAATATGGTGATTTCAGAATGAAGCCCACAGATATATGGGGATATCTAAATGGATGGGTTAGTAAGCCAACTTGCAAGAATGGAGATAAATGCCACCAAGCTGCACCTAGAGGATCAAGGACAGGAACTCAAGGAATCAATGGAGCAAAAGATAGGTCGGTCATACCTTATGCGTTATCCAAAGAAATTTATGAATCTACGCTTGCAATCGCTTGACAAGGGCATTATACTCTCGCTAAAGCGCGGGCGCAGAGCTAGCCCATTAGCGGTATCGAGGGCGGGCTATTGTCTTCGCCTGATGGCTACGACTATGCTAGCTGTAATAATTACAATAATAAATCAACAACCATCAAAAGCAGATATGAATCTGAAGCTTTATGCGTATAACCAGATGAGTTGGAAAGAGTTTGAGTGCTTTAATTGGTTAATTCATAAAGAGAGTAGTTGGAATCCTAAAGCTAAGAATGGTAGTCACTACGGCTTAGGACAGATGCGATCTACTTGGTATAGAGACCTTAGTCCTAAAAGACAAATACAAGCTTCGATTAAATACATACACCATCGCTATGGCTGCCCCTGTAAAGCTCTGCATCACCTTGAAACTAAGGGCTGGCACTAATGCCACACAAGCGTTATAACTCTGCTTATTATCAGCGCGTTAGGAGTGAAGTACTACAACGCGATTACTTCACTTGCCATTATTGCGGGCAGGAGGCTAATACTGTAGATCACTTGATACCCATCTCTAAAGGTGGTACTGATGAAGCCACTAATATGGTTGCAGCTTGTATCAAATGCAATAGTGGTAAGCGCGACCGCATAGCCCCCGGCTTTTTTGAGCGCACCGGGAAAC